GGGGTTTTTAATATCAAAATGCGGCCACCGCGCGCAGGGCGTACCCGCCGTACTTGTTGCCGTTCCACGTGCCGCCATTGGCAAAGTACACGCTCCAGGCGAAGTACTCGCCGTACTCCGTGCTGCTCCAGTAGTACGCGCTACTAAACGCAGCGAGCACGCCAGCGGAGAAGGCATTTTGCAGGGGTGCTTTTTCGCCGTCTTCGTTGTACGTGTAGCCCAGGTGGTGTAACCAGTACATACGCATAAGATCGCCGGAAGCCGGGGCAAACCATTTGCCCTGCTTGAAGCAGTCGGCCAGCGTTTCGCCGGCTTTTACCCCAGGCTCGTAGGCGTTGCACAGGCTGGCCACGGGGTAGTAAAATTGGCGATACTTCGGCGCGATCGCGTTCGCGGTGTTCATGCAGTTTATGATACTTTGGTATAGTCCGGTACCGTCGTCGCCGGGCTTCGGTAGTTCGTCCAGGGCTGGATCGTTCAGTATTAAATCACGGTGAGCGATAATACGTAACGTATTCAGCAGGCCGATAGGAATACTATCGCCTCGCTGGTAGCCGCCGATAGGTTCCGTTACTTCGGTAAAGCCGATAGATCCAGCCGCGCCGGTTACATACTTGTAGCCGTCCGGGTCGCCCGTACTGGTTTCATCGCGGTAGGTTTCTTCGGTTATGTAGTCCGTAGTTAGGCCGCGGTTGGTAATATCCGGCATAGTCGGAATATTAAAGCAGCTGTAGGCCGGGCGGTCCACCAGCGTAATGCTGTCGAAGCCGTTGTTACCGTTCGACGCTTCGCGAAACAGGCCCCAGGGTACTGTAGGCAGATTGGCCAGCGATACGCATAGACGCTGCGATTTATTCAGCGGATTGATATAGAAGCAGACGCCTACGGGCGTTTTGCCGCTGTCTGTAACATCGCTGTAGGTGCCGTCGTGAAAAACTATATCACCTACTTTACAGCTTCGGACGTAGAAGCCTATAACGCGTGTAACGGTTATCTTCTCGCCTGTGTCGGTCGTGATCTCGCAGGTTACGGTAGCGCTTGGGTTGTTCTCTTCCAGGCCGATTTTAGTTACGTGCACTACGCCGCTGGCCGCGTTGATTGTGGCGTATTCGGTGCTGCTTATAGACCACTTCACCGCGGTAAAGCGATTAGCGCTTAGCGGATCCGGTTTAATCTCCAGTGGATAGTCTTTGCCTACGGTATCCATATAGGCGTCGCCTATAATCGTGCCGCCCGTTAATGCGCGCTTGGTGTAGTTTATTTTGAGGGATCCGCCGCCGTCCACGTCGCCCCAGGCGCGTATTAACTTCGCCTTTAGTTCAAAGTTGATACTACCAGTTACTGTTATTTCGCCGGTCAGTTCACAGTCGGGGTTAGCCAGCTTCATATCGGTAAGGCGCTCCAGATAGTTTACTGCAAAGCCGGTCCAGTTTACGCCGCGCATCTTCACTTCGGAAAGTACGTTACCGCTGTCGCTTAGCACACTTTCTAACAGCTGGCGCGTGCTGGCCTTCGGGCAGTCGTTTATCTCCAGCTTCGTTAAAAGGGCGTGGCCCTGTAGTGTAAGGGTTTCCAGATTACCCATGCCGTTTAACGTCAGCGTGCGGATAGACGCGCCCAGCTGCACCGATACCAGGCTGTCGGTTTCCGGTATTGTTAGGCCGCTGGCGTTGGTGTCGCGCAGATCTACTTCCTGGATCTGCGCGCTTTGCAGGTTGAAGGATCCGGTAACGTTCGGGCAGTTCCGGATTACCAGTTTTCGCAAAGCCTTCGACGTGCCGATATTCGTTACACGGTTCGACAGGTTGGTATTAGCGGCCTTCTCGCTATAGTCCAGGATAAGCGATTTTAGACGCTTGCAAAACTCCAGGCCGGTTACGTCCAGGCTGGTAGATATTGCCTGTAGGCCGTCTTCGCGCTTGGTGCCGTCCGGTAGTTCGACGTAGGTAGTTATTTCCGTCAGCAGGTCGGCGTCGTAAACGGTAAACGTGGTTTCGGTGTTGTTGTTTCCGGACGTCGGGAAGTATGCGGGCTGGCCGGGCTCCAGGCTGCGTTCGGTCTTTATATCGCCGGCGCCCCAGTTGAGCGAAGCGTATATAGGGCAGTAGTGGCGAAGGGCCACGCCAGCGCCAGGCCCCCACAGGCGCAGTTCTAACGCCTGGGACGTGTTGGCGTTAAACTTGCTATCCATGTAGCGCTGTCGATACTTGTAGAAGTATTTATAAACTTCGCGCTTATCGCCGTAGGCCATATCGAAGCGGCCAGTAGTGGCGTAGCCCATGCCGTCGTTATTATATAACGCTTCGCACCACTGGTTCCAGTAGGCGTTATACATAGCCATCATATCCGCGGCGTTGAGGCCTGCGGATCGCATAGCCTGGTACATCGCGCGGCGGTCGTTCGGCCACGCCATATTAACGCAGTCGAAAAGGCCAGACAGGCGCCCGTTATATACCGGTGTGCCGGCGGTGCACGCTACGTTATACTGCTGCGCTTCGGCGTCGTAGGTTTCGCCCGTGATCGTACCTGTTACGCCCGTGCTGGCGTCGTAGCTGTCGTTCCATTCGTGGAAAAAGCGGAAGGCCAGCGGGCCGCGGTTGTTAAACATCTTCGACGTATCGGTATCGCGCAGGAAAAAGAAGGCGATTTTAGGCCCGTCCGCACGAAGGCGGCAAAAGGCGATCGTCATATTTTTGTCGAAGCTATCCGTACACAGGTCGTTATCGCAGAAGTTGAGGTAAAATAGCGCGCTTTCCTTACTCATGTAGTCGGCGTATTCGGCGTTAAACTTCGCCAGGCGATAGGCGGGCGTATCCTGGCGGTAGGTTGTATCGCCGTAGGTTACAGGCTCGGCCAGGCCAGCGTAGGCGCCGAAGCGAAGTTTATAGCGGTCGGCCACGTGCGGGTTACAGCTAACGATCCAGTTGTGGAAGCGGCGCAGCCAGTAGTTTTCTTCGTTGGCCTGTGTTACCTGGGTGGCGTTTCCTGCGGTGCCGTAGTCTTCGTCGGTGGTCGGCGAAGTCTTCGGTATGCGGGCGTAGTACAGCGTAGTGGCTAAGCAGTTCCACTTCCCGTTTTCAAACGTACCCGGTTCCAGATAGTCCATAAAGAAGTTAACGTTATCCTCCACTTCCCAGGCTTCGTACTCGCCGCTTTTGTCGAAGCCGAATAAAGACGGGCTGTACTTGTTGTTTATAAAGTTAAACAAAGACAGGAAGCGCACGGAAGGCGTGCCGTTATTGTAGGTACGCAGCCAGCCGATTTCCGGGAAGCCGCTAAGGCTGTGGCGGAAGGTGATCGGCTTTCCTTCGGCCTGCTGTTTGGCCTGTGGGGGTGTCAGCAGGTTAGGATACTGCACGGCGGTGCCCAGTAATATTTTTTGGTAGGCGTTCATCGCCAAAATATTACTGATACCTTCGGACGAAGCAAAATTTACCTTATCTACAAATTCCTTTTCGGCGTCGTCCACGCCTACGGTTATAGAATACTTGGTAACTACCAGGTCCGTATCGCCTAAATGCAGCGTCCAGATACCGTTATATTTGTTAGCCCAGTTTTTGTACGGATCCGGATACGATAGGCTACTGGTTCCGTCCAGGGCTATATCGTGCTGCTGGCAGTCGAAGGAAGCGCAGGCGTGGCCGTCTTCTGCTTTCCAGGTCGGGTTAACAAATTCGGTGTTAGATTTTACCCAGTCCTTTTTACCCGTCGGCATTCGGGGTATTTCCCAAATCTTGTACGGGGTGTTAGGAAGGGCGGCCAGGACCTTAGCGAAGTCCACGGCGTTAGTGCTATCCAGGACGTTATTACGCTTCGCTATCGCTATTTTTTCGTCCAGGTCGGGCGTATCGAAGGCGAAGTTATTTAACATCTGCTGATAGTTCAGCGATTTATCATATATACGCACGGTATATAATTCTATATCGCAGTCGGGCGATCCGATTACGATATTTTGCGGTGTACCCTGGCGCCAGGCCGCGGTAGCGTAGTCCTGCATTCGCACGATCACGCCGTTAACGTAGATATATGCTATATTGCAGTCGCTTTCTACGGTGCCGTCGATTAGCTTATTTACGCAGTGCGTTGTCGTGCCGTCCACGCAGAAGCCTATACGCACTTTTTCTTCGTCGCTGTAGCGGGTTTCGATCACGCCCGCGGCGCTGTGCAGTTCGACGCGGTTAACGTAGATCACGAAGCCGACGCCGCCGTTAAGGCATTCTATTATCTTAGCGTCGCTATTGGTGCAGTTCAGCGTCTTAAACTCAAATTCCAGAGTTTTGCCCGTGCGGTTTGCTATCGCGTTGGCGTTTACGCCGAAGTCCTGGCCGAAGGGGTAGTAGCCGCCCAGCGTTATATACTTGCCGGACTTGATTAAGAAGCGATCGCCGCCAAAGCCATTTTCGCCGGTAAGCTTGAAATTAGCGGACCGTTGCACGGTGCAGGTAGTTTGGCCTTCATACTCGCTGTGCCAGGTTTCTGCGCCGCTGTCGGCATTCGTGCGGCCCGCGGCAGACAGATATATTTTGCACTCCGTCGCAGGCTCCAGCGTTACGCCAGCGTCCAGCACGCTAACAGTGTGCGTAGCTTCGGCGCTACCCAGTTTAATAGCCACTACGATTTCGCCCAGGGTTAAATACTGGTTATCGCCGATAGTGGCGCGCCATTCCTGCATACCGCTGGTACCGTCGCTTTTGATTGTTACGGTTTGAGGTGCGCCCGCGGCTAATACGCTGCCGCTGGTATCGCGTATCTCAAAATTAACGGTAGCGGTCGATCCCGCGGTGGCTTGCGGGTAGTAAAAGAAGTACGGGATAGAAGCCGTACCGTACAGCGTTACGCGCTTGTCGGCGTCCTTGCCTACGCATATACTTGGCGTCGATAGTCCGGCCTTGATAAAGTAGGTAGTTATCCTATCGCTTTGCAGGCCGTAGGCCGAATTTTCGGCGTACAGTTCGATTTTGTGGGCGCCAGGGTTTAGGCTGTCCGAAGCGTCCACCGGGAAGTCATAGGTACTGTTAGTAATATTGCTGGTAGCCACTTCGCGCCCGTCGATAAGCAGGTGCACGAAGGCTTCCACGCCACGACAGCCGACGCGCAGGCGCCAGTCGCTTTGCCTTACCAGGCTTTCTTCGTAGCTGTTGTCGAGGTACAGCACGATTTCCAGGGCGCGTACTGCGAAGGTCCAAGTACGGTTTTTGCCGTGCTGGTTGCCCACTTCCATTTTAACTGTATTGTTTTCCTGGGTCAGATACGGCCCCAGATCCACGCTGTAGTCGGATCCGGGCGTTAGGTTCATGTTTAACGCCTCTACCTGGGTGCCGTTAATACTGAACTTCGCGTAGCCCTGCTGGGTATCGACGTCGGTAGGATCGCCGCCGTAGTAGCAGTTATACGAAAATTTAATGAGGTTTTCGGCGCCCATTACCATAGGGCTATCCAGGTTTTTAGTAATGCGGGCGGCCAGGGTGTAGTCGTCCTGTACGGGCTGGCTGTAGAAGCTAACGCTACTTAATACCAGCGCCGCGGCGGCTTCGGCGTTCCCGGCTTCGATATACTGCTGCCACTGTTCCTTCGTGTCGATAGACGCGAAGCCGTACAGCGTGGCTATACCGTCGTCGCCGTTCACCAGGTGCCAGTCGCCGATCTTCTGTTTAGTCAGCGCCATTAACTGGCCCTTCAAAAAGTCCTCTACCTGCTTGCCGCCGTAGTTTTCCCACGCGGTGCTAAGGTCGGGAATCGGGGTAGTTATCTTATCTGCCATTCGTTGATAATATAGTGGTTAATATTTCCATTTGTCCTTACCTCTCCAGGGCTTCTGCTGGCGCCATTTGCCGCTACCATAGCAGCTGCTAATAGCTTCCCAGATTTTCGTTACAGCACTGGCCGTGTCGCCTTTGTGAAGGCTGCCTATAGATACGGCCTTATTAGCAGCCATGCCGATAAAGAAGCGCCCCGCCCTGTTAGATCCTACGTTAATCATTTTCGGGGATATAGTATATTTGCCCCGGCACGATTTCGCCTGCCGTTTCCAGTGCGGCCAGCGCGTCTTCGCTTTCGACGGGGATAGGGGTTAATAACTTTATCTGCTCGGCCTGCGCATCTGTAAGGCCTGCCGATATTAGCTCCGTGCCGGTGTGCCTGTATAGGCGCCCGTCGCCGGCGATAAATAGGCAGTCGGTACGCATGTTTCCGCTGTCATCGTAGAAGCGGTCCTTACTTGCAAATTCGGTGTATAAAACTGCCTGGGTAGTCGTTACGCCGGATACCGTAGTAGTGGTTTCTTGCAGGGCGTAGAATTTCCCGTTATAGAATACTATCGGCAATTTTACCGTAGAAGCGCCCGTGGCGATCTGCACGAAGGAAAAGGTTTTTAACTCTACCCTGTTAAAAGGTACGATCGCGGTAGCTAAGGCGTCCATTATTTGCCCCAGCGTTAAACTGCGGTTTTCCCCGGCTATCGCCACGGGGATTTCCATAGCCCTGGCTATAGATCCGCTTTTTAGTAGTTCACTAATTTTCATGTTGTTTTCGGTTTACGTGCATCCGAAGGCAAATGATCCCACTCTATATATTCGTCGTAGTCGGCAGTATCTCCAGTCATATATCCGCGCACCATTTTACATTCAAATTGGCCTATACCTTCTTTGGGTAAATTCATTACGCCGCTTCTATTTCCGTGTATTGAAAAATGCGTATTTGACTCATTTTGCATTATTACAATATTACCTATATAGTTACGGGCTTCTTCGATTTCGGCCTGTGTGTAAACTTGGCCACTGGAAGTTAAGGCAGGAAGGTAGATATTCTGGTGCTGTGTTTCAAAGTTTCCTCTAAAAATTACCCTGCTGCCTACCAAATCTAAACGCAAAGTGCGCCAAATAGCACCTTGCGGCATAAAGCTTGGCACAGCGCGTTTAGGGGCGTAGGTATCTATGTTTTGAGGTGTAATTATAAAAGGCGCGCGGCTAATAAAGCCCTTAAAAGTGCCACGGGTTTTCATTTCGCCGGTCTTGAAATTTATAGCTACATTCGGCTCAAACGTACCATCTTTAAAATGCTCATACTGCGTGCTTTCAAAATCGATAGTTCCACCGGTAGTTAGTGTACCCTGCTGGCTAATTAGCCAGTCACCGTAAAATACTGCGCTGGCAAGTTTAGCAAAATTAGCCATTACGCCTAATTTTAGGCGCATTTCTCCGGTGCGGAAGTTAACGGCAAAATTAGGGCTAAACGTACCGTCCTTAAAATATTGGTATTCGGTGCTTGCCGCGCCGTTTCGTTCTCCCTGCTGGCTTATCATCCAGTCGCCGTATATTACTGCGCTGGATAGCTTCGCGAAGTCGGCCATTATTATATCGGCAAAAATCGCGTTAAACTTGTCGAATACCTGCCAGCGGCTATTTGTGCCGCTGTTAGCTACGTCGGTAGCAGGCGTTTTACGATTGTCCGGCATCGAAGCAGCGCTGTAGGTAGCACCACGTTTCAGCACGTAATAATTTTCTCCGTACTTGACTACCGGCGCCGTTTCCGAAGTGGCGCGGTAAGTAGTGGCTGCATCAAAGTAGCCAGCCGGATATACCATTAGGCCGTTACGCCCGTCGATACCGTCTTTGCCGTCCTGGCCGTCTTCGCCTGGGTCGCCTTTTTCGCCACTTATGCGTACTGGCATACTCCATTCGCCGATTACATTGTTATTATAGTCTATTTCGGCCTGGGTCATCCATAATTCATAGCCCACAAAAAGCGTAGTGGGTGTATCGCTCCAGCCGTTCGGATTTCTTACGGTGCGATCAAGTAACGCCGGTGATTGGCCTCTAATATGCGTTTTATATTTAAAATCGGTATAGGCTCCGGGCTTGCCGTCCTCCGCGGTGCATTGTACCGGATCGCTCCAGGTTCCAGGCTTTTGCGTAGTACCGTTAATTAACGCCTTCGTTAGCCACCATTTACCCGTACCTGTCGGCGCGTCCTGCCAGCCCGTCGGGATCGTGTGCTGGTCGTCGGTCGGTGTCGCGGGCTTGGTTTCCGATTGCTTAAAAGCGTAGCTGGTCCAGTCGCCGGTCTTTCCGTCCTGGCCGTCTTTTACTACTGGGACCTGCGTAGCGGCCAGGGCCTTGCCGCTGGTTGCGTCGCGCAGTTCAAAATATATCCGGTCGCCTATTTCGCTGGTCGGCATATCATCGCCACCCACTGTTAAAATACTATCGCTGACTGTGCCGTTCTCCAGTTCGATAGCGCCGCTTCCGTCTTCCAGGTCCAGCGGTTCGGTGCTACCCATAACGAAGTCGTGCCAGGTTAGGCCGTCGAGTGAGTAAACCAGTTTTACACCTTCCAGCAGTAGGTCGTAACTGCTGTCGAATATGTGCGTAGAATTGTCGCTGCTGTGAAGCGATACCGTACAGCCTACCTTCTCCGGGCGCACTTCATTTTTGCGCACGGAAATAATACTGGCGCTTGGGTTGATCGTCCAAATGCGCAGTTCCTTTTCTACGCGCCCGCCCGTCATGTTTACCCAGCTTCCGGTCGTTTCGCTTGGCTCGTCAGTGGTGCCGGTGGCGATACACTGCCATAGGTCGCCGTTCCAGGTTACGGTATCGTAGGTGCCTGCTGTGCTCCGGTAGTAGTCCGATACGCTGGCCGCGGTGGCTGCGTCCCATACGCCGCGGTAGTTGGCCGTGCGCGTAGCTTTGCCTTCGTAGTCGATACGTATAAGGTCCTGTACTATGATACCGCGGGCAAATAAATACGGCTGATCCTTATTTACTAATTCCTGGGTAGCAGGGTCCAGAAGGCCAGCGGGCATTTTACCTAATACCGTGCCGTAGTTAGCGGCCTCCAGTATAGGTTTATTCACGCCCATAAGTTCGACTATATTACCGTCTTCGCAGGATATATAAAACGTGCTTTGGCGGACGTTCACGTATTCGTTATCGCCACGCTTCGCGATTACGGCGCTATAGTCTTTATTCGCGTAGGTGTAGGCGTTGGCTTCGATATTATTGCCCCAGCGGGTTATAATCATCGACGGGGCTAAGGCGTGGTTAGTCCCTGCCGGTACTTCCGTATCGGGGTAAGGTACTACCGTTAACTTATTCGCGGCGCGATCTACAGCCTTGATCCAGGCCCAGGCTTTGTAATATTCCGCGGCGGTGCCGTTGTGCAGGTTGTTAACATATCCATACACAATATCGCCAGGTTGGAAGGCGGTAAAATCGCCGTCCCAGCGTTTACGCATTGTTAGGATCTGGGCGCCGTTATCTCCGTCGGCTACTTCTTCGATCGTGCCGACGTCCGCAAAGCTGGTAGTACCTTCCAGGGCGTTAAGCCTGTTATAGATTAGTTCAAAGACTTTAAGGTAGCCGCGGGCCGTTATGCTTTCAAATTCGGCGTTTCCTATTTCGTCGATCATCGCCCCGGCCAGCCCTTTTACGAAGTTGCCGAAGTGCGCGCCGCCTTTGAAGTAGGAAGTTAGCAGGGCCGTTACGCCCTTTTCAAAGGTTATGTGGCCCTTTGCCACGTCGTCGGCCAGCTTCGATAAAAACTGCTGTCTTACCGGGCTGTCTTCGTCGAGGTCGTGGGCCATACCGGCTTTATCGGCGTAGCCTACCTTTGCCTTCTCCGTAACGCGCTGTACGATCGGCGCGCCTGTTTCGGGGTCGGTCGCATCGTCCAGCTGGGTAAGATATATGTAATTTTCCTTATCGGTCGTTATCTGGTCCAGGTAGGCTTTATTTTCGTGGGTGTGGCTGTTGCCGGATATGTTTACGCCGCCACCAGTGCCACTCATTACGACAGTGGCGCCGGCGCTGCTTCCTATACCCTGTTCGCGTAGTCGCTTGCTTCGCGGGCGCGGTTCGCGCTGTGTTATTTTGGCTGTATATTGTTTATCCATTGTTATACTTCTTCTATGCTGTCGTATTCGTCCGGTCTAAATTCGCAGTATTCGGCGTCGGTGCAGTCGGTAATTACGTCCTGGGTGTCCGACATAAGCATAAACCGTTTGCCGGGCTGGTTGTATTCGGTGTAGTAATGCAGGCCGGTATCTATTACCGCTTCGCCGGAAAGTGTAGTTTTGCGGCTGGCAAACTGGCTGTATAGCGTGCCTATTAATAGCTTTTCCGGGTGATCGGTTTTACCTGCGCGCGTCAGCTGTTGCAGTTGTTCGCCCGTGCTGGTCCGGTGGTAAATGCCGCGGGCCGTCGGGCATACCCGCGCAGCCGTGCCGCAGATCGTATCTATGCTAATTTCTTCCTTCGCGCTACGATTGATATAGCCGCTATATTCGACGTCCTCCAGTTCGGCGCTGTCGAATATTAGGTTATTATTTACCACGTCCAGTTTAGGCGCTTTATACAATACCCAGCGAAGCCGGCCGTAAATGCCTTTTTTGTCCCACTGGCTATCATTACTGCCAAACGCGCAGTCATCGATATGTGGGCCGTAGCCGTAGTCGTAGCCGTAGAAGCCTGCCAGTATTTCTACTTCCATGTATCCGGATACAGGCGGATACGGGATATATTCGCCGTCTTCCATTTTCTTAAAGCTGTCGTAGATCTCCGGCTTTATGCGTCCGCCGCGCCCGTCGGGGCGGCCTATGCAGTGCCGGTTCGCCTTCCAGCCTCTAATACCCGCATCTTCGCGCAGGTTTCTGGGGTTATAGTATTCCAGGTAGCAGTCGCCGCCAGGATCCGCGCCGGATACCCATTTACCCTTACTGTAGCCTAAATGCCCTTTTGTGGCGCCCCGGGCGGTTTCCTTGTTGCTGTAGTGGTACAGCGCTTTTCCGTCGGCGTCGTATAGGGTTACTTTGGCCTGGATAAACACAAAGCTGCTGTTAACTTTTACGGTGTTGTCGTTACCGTCGTCGTTATATGAACTGCTACCAGATAGTGGATTATAGCGGGCGTCCACCAGGATTTCTTGCACCAGGCGCACGCGGTATTTTTTCGTACTGGCGTCGTCCAGCTTCGGAAGGAAAACGCGGTTAGACGTCATAACGCTACTGCCGCCGTTAGGCTTGCCGATCTGGCTGTGCAGTTTCCAGGTAGGCCAGCCAGTATTTATTCCGCCGTGGCCGCCGGTGCGGAAGGCATAGGCCACGCCGGACGTTTCGCCAGCGCCGCCAGTTACGGGTAAAATGTGGAAATATTTACAGCCGGGGCCTTTGGCTTTTATTCCGGTGCCGCTGCCATGCAGGAATATTGTAAAGTCGATTAGGTTGTAGTCCCAGTTATCGCCTTGACGGTGCGCCGGGTCATAATCCGGGTAGTAGCTGTAATATTCGCCGTAGTCTTTAAATTCTTCGCTGGTCTGGCCAGACGGCCAGCTGTTTCTTAAGTTGGTGTGCTCCACGTCGTATTTTCCGCCGTAGGCTATTTCGCCTGTCAGCAGTTCGGCGCCGCTATAGGGGCTAAAAGATACTACCACGTTATTAGCTACGCGATCGGTTCCCATTGTTTGGCTGTCACCGTCCCATTCTATTTGCTCGGCTTTGCCTTTTGTGTATAGGCCGTTGAGGTCGTAAAGATATATACGGCCTTCGCGCTGCACCATACGTATAGCCAGCGGTTGAAATATGCCTTCTAAAACTTCGTACAGCGTTAAGGCTTCGCCGTCTTCATCTATGAAATTTTCGCTTCGTATTGACAGGGCGCCCCCGGCGATCGTGTCGCCGTTGTCGAAGGTCGTAGTTACGTGCGTGGTGTCGATCCCGCACGATAGCCCGGCCCTGGCGATTGCATACTGGGCGATTTCGCGTAAAGTTCGTATGCCGGTCAGATCGTATTTAATACGGTCCAGTATTCCGAAGTCGCTAAACGTTAGGCTTACTTCGTAGCCCGCCGCGGTTTCGTAGGGTTCTTCGTAAAATTCCGGATCTATTGCGCCACTCCAGTATTTTTTTCCGTCGCGGTAAACGTCTAAAAGGATATGCCCTACTTCGATAGTGTATAAATCTTCGTAGGTGCGGTCGCCGGGGCTTATAATTTTCAGCGTGGCCGTAGATCCGCACATTACCTTTTCTTTGTCTTCGCGGCTCCACTCCAGTACCAGCGGCGCGTCTGCCGGGAAGTCTAACGCGCCGATTGTTTCAAAGGGCGCGTCGGCTTCCTGCATAATATCTATGCGCCAGACTGTGCCGCCACGGCTTATAAATTCGCCAGTGTATCGTAAATATTTCATTAGCTGCGGCTATATAGTTTGTTTTCTTTTTCCAGGATACCTACCAGGGTACGGCCCGCTATCTTAAACGTTACTTTACCGAAGGCCGGCGCTGTGTCGGTTAGCATACCTTGTAACTTATCCAGCGGGGCTATTACTTCGGGGTTGCCGGACGCGCCGGCGTATTCGCCCACCATTGCCAGCGTAGGACCGCTGGCCAGGCCGCCGTCGGCCAGCATAGGGATACCGGCGGCAGTTACGGTGGCGATCATCGCGGCGGTAAAGCCTGCGGCGATACCATAGCCCGCAAAAGGTATATAAGCGTGGGCGGCCATATATTCGGCTGCGGCCAGTTCCTTAAAGCTGGCGGCTTCCAGTTTGTTTGCCACGATCGTAGCGGCGCTGGCGGCGGCGTTGGTCGTAGCGCTGGTGGCCCTTACTCCGGCTTCGGTGGTTTCGGCTCCTGCTTCGACGCCCTTAGTAGCGGCGTGCGCGGCGCTGGCGGCGGTCAGCAGGTCAATAATACCTATTACAGTCTGCACGCCTTCGTACAGTCCTATAAAGCCGTCGATAAGGCCACAGATTATTTGCCAGGCGCTACCGTTACCCTTGAGGGCGTCAGTAATACCCGTTATACTGCTTTCAAACTTTTTAGCCGCGCCCCAGCCCGTAGTAAACGCCTTCATATTGCGCTCGCTGGTTTTCTCAGCTTCCAGCCCGGCTTTTTTAATCGCGTCGGCTTTAGCGTTCCAGGCGGCGATCTCCTGGTTAATAGCGGCGGCTTCCGATATGCTGGCCGTTTGCAGGCGCTCGTTAAGGATACTAACGTTATCGCTAATTTCCTTTAGCGTGCTGGCCTGGGCGTTCCACTTCGGGCCGTTGTCTTCTACGGCCTTGCCTGCATTCTTGATCGCTTCGGCCTTCTTTTCCCATGCGGCGATCTGCTGGTTAATAGTGGCGGCTTCCTCTACGCTGGCAGTCTGTAAGCGTTCCTGTAGTATCTGGATATTTTCGTTAATATCCTTTAGTGTGCTGGCGTCTTCTCTCCACAGCAGGGTATTATCTTCGACGGCTGCGCCTGCGTTTTTAATCGCGTCAGCTTTAGCGTTCCAGGCGGCGATCTGCTGGTTAATAGTAGCGGCTTCCTCCACGCCGGCTTTTTGCAGCTTCGCAGTAAGAATATCTATATTAGCTTCGATCGCTTCCAGGGTGCTGGCGTCTTCGGTCCATACCGGGGTATTATCCTTCGGGGCGCTTACTTTAGGCGTCTTCGGGGTTTTGGGTGCGGGGGCGCCGGCATTGGCGTAGCGCCTTTCGGTTTCGCCCAGGTCGATAGCGGGCTGGGGGCGTGGCTGCGATACATTTACCGCTACTTCTACCTTCTTATCGCCCAGACCTAAAATATTTTTAAGCCACTCCCAGGCTTCCTTGCATTTTTCCACCAGCCATTCAAAGGCTTTGGCTAAGCCGTTCATAATAGCGGTTGCCAGCGGCTTGATAGCTTCCCAAACTTGGTTTACGATTTTGCGGAAGCCTTCGCAGTTATCATACGCCCAGATCACGGCGGCCACCAGCGCGCCGATAGCCGTTATAACTAAGCCTATAGGATTGGCCGACAGTACCAGGTTTAATATTTTCTGTACGCCCGTCCAGGCGGCGGTCGCTATTCGTACTACCTTCTGCGCGGCGGCTACGGCCAGCGTGGCCACTTTGTTTTTGACAAAAGCGGCGGTAGATACGGCGAAGGCTTTGGCGCTGGCGTACATTGTTACGGATAGCGTTTTTATACCTACTACCAAAGTCGATACGGCGCCTAAAGCCTGGCTGGCCTGCGCGGCGATCGTAACGAAGGGTAGCGCCCCGTTTACCAGGCCGCCTATTTGTTCCTTTACATCGCCCAGGGTATTAGCTAACTGTTGCTGCTGGCCGCTTTCGGTCTGCGCTAATTCCTGGTTCATGTTGCCTACGTTGTCGGTAATGATCTGGGCCAGCATTGCCGCGCGTTCGCTTTCGGTGCCGTACTTCATTACGTTAGCCTGGGCTTCCGTAAACGTAATGCCGACGCGAGTAAGCGCGGACGTTTGGCCCTGCATCGCCTTACCCATTAAGTTAGCCACGCTAACGGCGTCGCCGGTAGTCGCGTTAAGTCCTTTTTGCTGGGCTAACAAATTATTCATAGCCGGCAGCAAAGTTTCTATGCTGGATTTCTGGGTTAGGAAGGTCGCTACCTGCTGGGCGCCGCTTAGCTGTACTTCGTCGCCTATTACGCCGATCTCCTGCTGGGCGCTGGCCAGGTTCTTAATACTCTGTATCTCGGCGTCGGTGGCGCCCATGCGCTGCCGCATTACGGTTTCCAGCTTCCGTTCTGCGGTTTCCTGTACGGCGTAGGCGTCGGATAAGTCCTGCATAGCACCTTGAAGCTGGCTAAAGCTACGCTGGGCCGCATCTATACCCGTGGCCAGGGCGGCAAAGTTTATAACACTGCCTTTTAATTGGCTGGCTTCGGAGACTACGCCAGTCATAGCACGTTTTAAGCCGTCGGCGTCAGCCGCCAGCTGCTTAAACGTCTTATCATCGCCTTCCAGTTTGAAGGTTATACTAATTGTGTTACCTGCCATATTAAATTAGATCATCGCCTAATTTCGCCACTAATTTTTCCATACGCGCGCGTTGCTCGCGTGCCGACATCTTCGGCGCTTCCTGTTTCTGGGCTTTGTGGTCCCAGGGAAAAGGTAGCAGTTTTTCGGGTGTGATTTTACGGCCCTTCGCTAAGTGCGGCTGTATTATGATAGTGGCAAGTAGTCGCATACGTTGCCATTTGTCCTTATAATCGGTATCGCGCTGTTCTGCATAGGCTTGCCAGATCGCTGCAAATTCTTTAAATTCCAGCCTGCAAAAATCATCATAGCGTAGCCCGATACAGCCCAGCGCGATACCTAATAATTCATATATGCCCTTTGGCTTTAGCTTTTTTTTTCAGCGTCGGCCTGCTCGGCGTTATCGCCTTGCACCTGCTTGGCCCAGGCGGTCATATCCTCCGGGCTAAGGGCGTCGGCGAAGTCCATTAAAGACATATCGAAGGGTACCTTATCCGCCGACGAAGCCGAAGCCACGCAGCAGTACAGGTATGCGCACAGATCCGAAAAACTGCCGTTTTCCAGTTCGGTTACTTCCTTGCCGGTTTCCTTTTTGAAGCGCAGCATAGCGCCCATAGTTGGGCGGCAGGGGTAGTCTTTGCCGTTAATGTTCACTGTTACTTTCGGCATAGCTTATTAGGTTAAGGCGGGAGTTTCGGTAATTGCGCTTTCGTCGAGGGTTTCGGGTTCGCCGTCGTTCTCCAGGCTAAGGCTGTAGGTAGCGTCGTCCTGGGCGGGTGCGCTTTCCTCCAAAGACGATATTACGCAGTCGCCTACCAGGTAGGGTTTGTCGGTGTTCTCGCGTTCCATGCACTTAACCTTAACCGATTTTCCGGCCTTCCACAGCTTGAAAAGCTGCTTAAAACCGCATTCGGTTTCGTCGTAGAAGCGCAGGCCTTCGGCGCTGATCGAATACGACAGGCCGATAACGCCTTTTTTCTTCCACAGCCCGGAAGCGATCGGTTTGCTTGCCACAGGCTTTACGGCGCGGTCCTTCGTTTCCGAATTGAAGGTAGAAGTATGCGAAGTACAGCTACCTACTGCTTTGCCGTCCACATACAGCAGCAGGTCGCTGCCGTTGGTGTATCCGCTTTTGGTTGTTGTTGCCATTTGTTTATAAGTGTTAAATTTTTCGTGAAAATTCGATTTAAGCGCGTTTGGTTCGTTGGTTGATAGTTTTACTATCTTTTACCCTTGCGTCGATTGTGCGCGCTCCTACGCGGTTTTTCGCGGTCCTACATTTTACAGCTAAAAACTAAGCACTGTACGTATGCGTCGTCTATCCAGGTTTCTTCACTGTCGGCCAGATCGCAAACGTGCATTACTTGGCCTTCGTGTTCGATCTGCATACCGTCCAGCGCATCGCGGACAGCTTCGGCCAGTTCCACGCCTTCGGTATAGTCTTTAGTGTAGCACTGGATTTCGATAGTTACGGTATCATGCCCGCGCCCGTTTTTAACCGGGTCCTTCTCCAGCTGCGCACGTCGGTACACGATATAGGGCAGTTCTGCCGTATCTTCGACTACCGGATATACTTTGCTGGCGCGGCTTGATATTTCCGCATTCTCGGTAAGCACAGCGTATATAAGTGCGCCAGCGCTCAAACTTGATTTACCTACAGCCATACTTTTTAGCTATGCGTTCCACGTTTTCTGTTACTGCTCTGTGCATATCTTCCGTTACGCTATCGCGTACTTCGCTTTTCGTCTTGGCCATAAAGCCGTAACGCGGCATACTACCTGTATTGTGGCCAGCCCGAAGGCGCGCGGCCCGCTTGCCACCGCTGCTTTTAGTGGTGCGCTGCTTGGTGCCTTCTTCGGCCCAGATTAGCACGGGCTTTTTAAGCCCGCGGCGGTTGGTGTGCATACCAGCTTCGCCCTTGCCGTTTTTGCCTGCCTTCTTCGTGCCGATTGTAACACGGAAGCCGGCGGTACGCTTGAAGACTACAGCGCGCACTCCCTTTTCCAGGTCTTTGTCGGTGTGGATCGCTTCGCGCAGATTGGCCACAGCCTTTTTTCGCACGTTGTTAGCGGCCTTCCTAAAGCCCGCTTTTAGTGCCTGGGTTCTGCGTTTCGGCTCCAGTTCAGCGAACAGCCGCTGCAAATTACCGTCATCGTATCTTACGTCTGCCATAGTCCGTTATTCGTTTACACGTTCGCACAGAAGCGTTTTATAGCCACGGTCCAGGTTAGGTATGATCGCCGTTACAGTGTATAGGTATCCGCCCAGCTGTTGTACTCTCCAGTTTTCTGCTATCGGGTGCGCATCGCGGACGTTAAACTGTACGCTGTAGTCCGGGAAGTGTTCGCCTACTTCATCGCTACGGTGTCCGGACGCCGTTACGCGCTCGGCCCAGATAGTACGGCGTTCGACGTAGGTAGCTTTTTTAGCACCCATACGATCGCCCGTGTAGGTCGGTTCCAGGATCTTTAATTTATATTTCAGTGCTCCGGCTCTCATTTTCCTAACTTTCGATACGGTTTAACTAAGGCCTGCAAAGTATAGGGTACTTCCGCCATTTGCACGCCGCTAACGGCTTCGCGCTGGTTGTACCAGTGTCCGGCGATAAGTAAGACGGCCTGCTGTAGCGTGGGCGGTAGTGCATCGCCGCCGCCCATTTCCAGCAGTTCGGCGCTGGTCCGGTTCGTAGCCGTACATACGTATTCTTCTGCCGCGCTAAGAAGGTGCAGCAGGTAGTCGTCGTCGTCGCTAAAGTCGTCAGCGCGGACGTGCTTTTTAAGAAGTTCTAACTTTGTCGTGGCCATAGTCAAATCGCATTAAGGGATATTAGCCGCCCTGCTGGGTGCCGTCAGTTGTGGCGGGCTTGGCTACGCCCAGTATAAAGGCTTCGGGGCGAAGTGTGAGGGTAGCGAAGTCGGTGTTAAGCACGAAGCGCGTAGAGTCTTCCAGGCTAAGGCTGTAAGGATCTACGATAAAGTTCATCTGGCCGAAAAAGCCTGCGGCCTGGTAGCCCCAGTCGCCGAAGCCTATGTTACCTTCGCCGATCACGTCGGTACAGAAGACAGGAAAGCCCAGTACGCGGTCGTTCTCGCACAGGAAGCGCCCGCTACCCTTATCTACCGGGGTGTCCTCCAGTTCGGCTTTCATTGTTTCGGTCATTACGTAGCAGCAGGTCGAAGGGTCGATACCGGCTTTAGCTACCTGGGCCTTCATTTTCAGCAGCTCTTTGCGGGTAGGTACTTCGCCGGCAAATGTTACCTTAGCGCAGCCGCCGGTTTCGCCAGCTGTAGCGAAGGGGCCGTAAACCACGCGGCCTGTTTTGCTGGTAGTAAACAGGGCGTCGTTAATCTTATCGACTACGGCCTGGGGCATTTCGGCGGTGATCACGCTTTCCACTACGCCTTCGCTGTTGAAAAGTTCCTGGCGGGTTACAGGTACGGCGCAGCCCAGACGCTTAGGCGATACGGTGATTTTGTCCCAGTCGATCTTCTGGGTAGTAAGTGCTTCGGCTTCGCCCAGGAATTTAGCCGTAGCCTTGCCGTGCTTCGGCCAGCGAAGACTACCCACCAGGCCCGTGCGGATCGTAATGCCTACCTTGTCGTAGATAAGGCCGGCGCGCAGGGGCTTTAACATTTCCTGTTCATTTACCGGGATAATGCCGGTACCCTCCAGGGCGGCAGTAGTCTGGATAGCGGCGTTAACTTCACGGGTAAGCATGATAGTTACCGGGTTACGGCTGCCGTTCTCCATTGCTTCGGTAAGGGCTTCGCGAAGCTGTACGCTTACGGGGCGCTGCTCTACGGGCTGGCCCACGTTCATTGCAGACTGCATACGCATCTGCAAAAGCTGGTTTTCACGCAGAAGGCTGTTATATTCGGCCTCCTCCTGGGTCGTGCGCTCGCGCTGCTCCTGCTCGCACGCATCGGCGATCGCGTTGATACGCTCGCAGTTTGCCTGGTACTGATCTACCAGCTGGCGCACGCTAACTTTGCTTTTTTTCTTGTTGTCTTTAGACATCGTAAAAAACTTTAGCGGTTAAACAAATACTATATAGGGCGCGAAGCAGCGCGGCGCATCTCCTGCACTTGTTCGCGCATCTTTTCGCTGGGTTTCGGTTCTTCCTGCTGTTCCGGCTCGCGAAGCTGTTTAACCAGTTCGCGCGCTTCGGCTTCGCAGGTGGTATCGGGGTAGGCCGGATCCGCGGCCAGGGTAAAATCGTAAATGCCTTCGATCTCGCGGACGGTGTAAACCGTGTAGGCTTTGCCGTCGCGCGTTTCGGTGCTTATAGCTACCTTTTCGCGGTCCCAGTAGCAGGCGCGAAACATAAAGCTACAGCCGGATATATCGCCGCGCCGTACCAGTTCCAGCGCCTTATCGCCGTCGGCGGTATTGGGCGCTTCAAACGAAAAGGCCACGCCTTTTTCGTCCACGGTATAGGTAAGCGTCCCGGCGCCGTTCTTGCTACGTGCTAAGATAAGCTGGCGGTCGTGAAACATCGTCATTTTAATATCGCACGTATCCAGCAGGGCGCGCGTTACGGCTTCCGGCGCAATCACTTCGCGCACTTCTTCTTCGTCATCGTCCCACAGCGGCGCGCTGGGCGTGTTGAAAAGAATAGCATAGCCGGTAATAGTTCGGCTTTGCTGTCCGTCTTCGGCTTCGCGCACGTGAAGCGCTGCGGGCGTGTGAAGTGTACGGGTAATTATTTCGTTACTTTTCTTCATCGTTGTTACTCTCGTCGTTATTGGTTTCTTCGCCGTCCTCCTGGCCTTCTTCGTCGTCTTCCTTCTTAGGATCCGCGGCGGCTGCGGGCGCCGGGGCCGGTGTCGGCTTGGCTGCTTCCGTTATGCTTTTAAGGTTGGCGCTTACCAGCACTACATCGCCGCCGGGGACGGGCGGCTGGTTCTCTGCCACGCGCCAGTCGTTCACGCTATAAATTCCGCAGGCGATCGTAGCGGCCTGGTACTTGGCGCGGCTGTCGAGGTCACAGGCGTACAGGTCGCGGCGGTCAAACTGGAAGCGGCGTTTACAGCACAGCGAAGGCGATACTAATTTGCGGTGCAGTTCTACTTCGATCTTGCGAAGTATCGGGTTAAGCGTATTAGCCAGGAAGGCTACGTTAGCCATTTCGGCGCTTTTGTAGTTGTTGCTGGTATCATCGAAGACGAAGGAAGGGTGCACGCCGAAAAAGCGGCAGATCTCGCGCACGGTAAATTTGCGGCTTTCCAAAAACTGCATATCCGTACTGCTTAGCGATATTGGGCTGAACTGGGCCTGGCCGGGTATTGATACTATACGCTTGCCGCCTCTAAACTTTTCGTCCAGGTCGGTAGCGGTCTTCTCCAGTTCGTTGTCCTGGTATTCGCCGAAGCCGCGCACGCTGGTATCGTTGGATACTATGCCGCGCACGTTGCCGCCGTTTTCAAAGCGGTTGAGGGTTTCCACGTCGCCGGTATTGGCGATCGACAGCGTAGTGGCCGCATAGGTCAGCGTCGATATGCCTACTTTGCCGTCGCGGGTGTAGTTCTTGATATGTATAATCTCGCTTTCGTCGAAGGTGTCGTGGATACCGGCGTAGTTATCGTTTACGGTGTAGGTGTCGTGGATCGTGTCGTGGGCCACGCTGGAAGGATCCACTAAGGCCAGGCGATCAATCTCCATTGTTAGGTAGTCGTAAACGGGTACGATATAGACGTTACCGCGAAGCAGTAAGTAAGACGTTACCAGGCGCCAAAAATCTACTGCCGACATATACGCGCAGGGCTGCACGTTTAGAAGGTAATGTAAACGGCTGTTAGTGTCCTCTACAAATATTTCGCCCTTCTTCCTCATGTATTGAAGCCGAAGGTTAGCCACGCTACCTGCCAAAAGATCTACGCACCGGTAAACGGTTGCCACGTTAAGCGGGCGCCTTCCGGTAGGATACAGCAAAGTTGCGCCGCCGCCTGGCAGTGCTTCTACGCTGGGACTGGGCGCGGGTGTCGGTGTGGCTTCCTCCCTGCTGAATAGATTTTTGAAGTAGTCAAATATGCGCATATAAAAAGTGCTTCTACATTACGCGCAAAAGCGGGCAGCTGGTACCCGCTTTCGTCTAACTTCAAAAATTTTTTCTTATCGCTTGTAGTCGATAAACATACGCAGGCACATAAGTTTCGTTATAACGCCGTCTATTTTTTGGGTGTGCTTGCGCTTGATCGGCTTGCAGTTTTCCAGCTTGTCGGTATCCAGGACCGCATTGCCGAAGCAGTAGGCGTTTATCGGATTGTCGTTAATAAAAATATGCCCGGTCTTGGCGCCGTGCTCAAAACTTTCTACAGGTGCCGTAAACGTTCCATAGGTTTGCTTAATGCCGGTTAGTACGTTCTTGGCTCCAGACGCCGCCAGCATATTAATTACTTCCTGGCTTTTCCAGGGATCGTAACCTATACCCAGAATACGTACCACGGTGTTAAGATACAGCACGTAGTCGCAGATCACGCGGTAGTCGATCACGTCGCCAGGCGTTAGCTTTAGGTATCCTTTGGCCGCCCAGGTCCGGTATAGCTTTTCGTTTGGGTGGCCAGATAGCGCGCCTTCCGGGAAAAAATAGGCCGTGTGGAAATTAAAACTTTTTAGGCCGGTATCGTACAGGCCCATAGTTACGGCGCTAAAGTCGTCGCTTTCCGACAGGTCGATAGCTACCATAGCGTCCGGGCGTCCCTTGATAGCGTCCAGCGGCATAGGTCGGCTAATATGCCGGGCCAGTGTGCTGCTGATCCATGCGCGCTGCTGGTTCTCGGCAAATACGTTTAGCAGTTTGGTACGGAAGGCCAGCATAGCTTCGCTGCCGTTGCGCTGGGCTTTCTTGTATTCCTGGTCGTAGAAGTCCAGATTAACCGTTATGCCTAAATGCGGGTGTACTTTGTGCCAGGTGCTTTCCTGATCTTCGGGGTCGTCCAGATCCGGTTCAAAGATATGCGCAAATAGGCTGTCGTCTTCGTATTCGCCCAGCAGTACCGATTTATAGCCCTGTAGCATTTCGTAAAACGGCCCGTCGAAGACGTCCGAAGCGGTGGTAATTATTACCGTCAGCGGATTATCGCGGACGCCCATAGACGTAGTTAGGACGGTCAGCAGTTCGCTGTCGGTGGCCTGGCTAAACTCATCCATAATTACCGTGCTGGCGTTTAGCCCGTCTTTGGTCTTGGCGTTCGCGGTCAAACATTGAGCAAAGGCGCTGCGGTCCTTCCTGCGGCTTTTGATCATCTGCTCATTTACCAGGTAGCGTTTTTCCTTCGGATCCAGTTTACGCATACAGCCGCGGATCACGTCGAAGCACTTTTTAGCCTGGTCGGCGCTATTGGCCGCCGTATAGCATTCGGCGTTCGCATCGCCGTACAGCACGTCATACAGGGCCAGCGAAGCCGTGCCGGTAGTCTTACTAAATTTTCGTGGCACGTACAGCACTGCTTCGCGTACCACGCGGCGGCCACCGTCCCAGAAGGCAAAGATACTGGCAAACTGGAAGGCTTGTACGGGTGTCAGCTTGTAGCGCTGCTGACCAGTCTTGCCGGGAAAATATAGGCTTTCGTAGAAGTCGAAAAACTGCTGCACTTCGGTTACGTTTATGCCGTAGCGGTCGCACATCGTAAAGAAGTGATCGACGGCCAGCTGTTCGTATAGGTTGTGGCCGTCGGGGTTGCTGGCTACTTCGCGCACGTACAGATCCAGCCGGCTATCCACTTCGGGAAGTCGGTAACGCTCTATCGCCAGGCTGGCCAGTTTGTTTGTTACGTCGATCTTAGCCTGGCGCAGTCTATCTTTTTCTTCTTCGGTCATTACTTGCTATCCGGTTTTATGATAGTCGGGGCCTTCCTTTTTTTGGTTAGTTTCTTTGTCATATCTACCAGCGGGTCTTCGTCCACTTCTCCGGCCAAGTCTTCGGCTGTCAATCCTAACGCCTTCATCTGGCGCGTTATCATATCCTGGGCTTCCTTCGCTACTTTAAAGACTGGGTGCGGGGCCAGCTTTTCGCCGTAGCGCGTGGTTTCGTACACGGTCGTAGTTTCCAGGCCGTCGATCTCTGCGTTAGCCAGTTCCAGGTTACGCATAGCGCTGGCCAGGCTGGTAATTTGTATATCCAGCCCTTTGCTGTAAATTCGGTACGCCTTCATCTGTCGCACGATCTCTTTTTTATATTCTTCGACGCTTTTAGCCATGTTTTTAGCATTTTTCGTTAAAATTCCTTAAAGTTCCGCGGTTTCAAAAAATCGCTCACGCATTTACGAAGGTTGGGGCGAGGTTTAACGGGGTGCCCCCGTCTTTAAAAAATCCCCCCCCCGGCTTAATCCTCATCGCCTTCAAAAAATTTTTTTATTACCTGCTCCGTTAGGTCGTGGTTTCTTTTTTTTGTCGCTTCTTTGCCACTACGCCCTAACTGGGTATGTATCCTAACGTGGCAGTCGTGGCATAGGGCCTGTAAGTTATGCAGATCAAACATACGCTGCTGTTTGTCGGTATAAAATACGGCTTCCTCCACGGGCCTAACGTGGTGCACTTCGGTAGCTGCTTCCAGGCGTCCGGCCTTCTCGCACTCTTGGCAAATCGGGTGTGCTGTTAGTACAGCTTTCCTTAGCTGTTGCCACCTGGCAGTATTGATTAGCTTGATATAGTCTTTATCCTTAGCCATAGTTATATTAGCTTCTTAGTATTATGCCTAACTGGTACTGTGCCGTCCGGTGTACGCTGTACGTGGCCCAGGTCTTCAAACATAGTATCAATATAGGCCCCGTCGTCTTCTGGTAGGTCGTACTTCCTACAGCCTGCATCTTCCAGCCTGTCTAACAATATATGCACGAAGGCTACTACTAATTCGCAGGTATTCTTATATCCATACTGCTGCTTTAGTAGTTGTAGCTTTTCGTAGGTCGTAGAATCTACGGATATGTTTACGCGCCTTCTGTTACTCATATTTGCGAAGTAAATAATTTAAGCTGTCTAATAAAGACTGTTGTACGCCCTTCTTGCCCTCCAGCGCATTGCAGGCCCTTTCGTCCACGGTACCGCTGCATAGTAGCTGGTACACTTGTACGGGGTATTGCTGGCCCTGCCTATGTAGGCGGGCGTTGGCCTGCTGGTATAATTCCAGGTTCCAGCCGGTACCGTACCAGACTATGTAGTGGCCGCCCTGCTGCATATTGAGGCCAAACGCCGTGCTTGCCGGGTGTGCTAAAAGTACGTCTATATTACCGGCATTCCATTCGTTTAGGTCCCCGGCGCCCCGATATTGCCGGACCTTTAGGCCTTTTAGCTTTTTTTCGATCCGGGTAACGTCGTGCTGATATTGGTAAAATACCAGGACGCTGTTACCGTTGGCCGCTTCTATGATTTCGGCTAATTTATCCAGTTTTTCGTCGTGGATTTCGTGCACGTTCCGTTCATCATCATAAACGGCCCCGTTAGCAAACTGGCTTAGTTTGTTGAGTAATGCCGCGGCGCTGCTGGCCATAATGTTTGCCGGTTCGTCGCCGTGCTCGCTCTTAAACTCCAGCACTTTTTCTTTTTCAAATTTCGCATAGGCCGCGGAAGTCTTCGCCGATAGATCTATGCTAACTTTGTGGGTGATCATATCCGGAAGCTGCAAAAAGTCCCTGGCTTGCATCGACAGGCATATATCGGCTATCTTGTCGCGTATAATCGTGTCGCAGCCCTTCTTTACGTCGCATCGCGCTACTATGTTATTCCACTTATGCTGTTCAAAGTAGGTTTCGCGGTACCGGGTTACACTACGGCCCAGGCGTTCGCCCTGGTCGATACAGTACATTTGCGCCCACAGGTCGATAAGGCCGTTAGGCGCAGGCGTGCCGGTTAGGCCGATTACACGTTTTACCGAAGGCACCGCGATACGCATAGCCTTAAACCTTTCGCTTTTGGCCGATTTAAAGCTGGTCAGTTCGTCGATCACTAAGGCGTCGAAGGGAAGCTGGCCGCCATACTTGCCTACCAGCCATACAAAGTTATCGCGCCCGGTAACGTAAACGTCGGCCTTCTGGGCCAGGGCTTCACAGCGTTTTTTCTCGGATCCTAACACAGTAACCACGCGAAGGTCGCGAAGGTGATCCCATTTCTGGGCTTCGGCGCTCCAGGTTGTTTCTGCTACCTTCTTCGGCGCCACTACCAGTACGCGGCTAATTTCGCAGTCGTCGATTAGCTGCTGTAAGGCTGTTAAGGTGCTTACCGTCTTACCCAGGCCCATATCCAGGAATAAGCCGCAGTGCGGTTTATCTATGATCCACTGCATAGCGGTACGCTGGTAGTCATAAGGTTTATATATCATAGCCGTGATCTTGTAAAACTCCATTAATACTTTCCTTACTATCGCACACGTAAACAGTGTGGCCGATACTTGCCAGCTGTTCTATGCGGACGGCTTGCACCTTCGATACTTTCCGGGCCTTGCTTTTGAGTTCAAACCATAGGCAAACGCCAGCCGGCATTATTGCCACGCGGTCCGGGTATCCAGTGGCGCCAGGATTGCTATATTTTAAGCAGACGCCGCCCAGCTTCTTTACTACTTGGCACAAATAGCGCTCTATAGCTTTTTCCGATACTTCGGCGTGTCTTACGATATTTTCTACTTTGTCCATTGCTGTTACTGTGTTACCGTGTAACGGTCGTTTCCTATACTATACCCTATACACGTGTACGTATTATTATTTTTACTTAATTATGTAGTCCTATCTCTATATTACAGCCTATATTTATTTATATATATTTCTTAGTTACATAGTTACAAAATGGTATAATATGCTATTATATAGGCTTTTAGGGGTGTAACCGAAAATGTAACCGAAAATGTAACCGAAAAATCGGGTTACGCTTTTCGCAAAATTGGCCGCTTTCCCGCTTTTCCATTTTCGGTTACAAATCGGCTTCTTCTTCGGGTTTAGTTACACGTCTAAACGCCTTCTGCACGCCGTATAATTTACCTGCGTGCCTGCTGGCGCCCATACGTTCCCAGCCTGGTAGCCTTGACAGGATTTTACATACCTTCCGCGCCAGGTACTTGTATTCCTTGTCGGTCATATCCTTACCCAGCGCTTCGCATATAAACTCTGCCGCGCATACCTGCATACGTGGTTCTTCGCCCTTCGGCATTGTAGGATCGCCGCCGGCGTCCCGTAACCATTCGCGGCGCTGCCTAATATCCTTTAGGCCCCAGTCGCCTGGTAGCTTCGTATCCAGGAAATTATTAAGCATACCCGTTATAGGGTCGTCGCTGTCGTCGTTGTATTCTTCCTGCATCTGGCGCGCCTGGGCTTCCAGGCTTTCGTCTAAGCATAGTTTTTCGCCCTGCCTCCAGTAGTGTACGGCTTCGGCCCAAAGCTGATCACGATCTGCCGTTATAGCGTCGTACCAGTTTGGATACTTCCGCAGGCCTGGTTCGATCGCGATTACCCAAAAGCGCCGGTTTCCAGTGTCGCCCTTCAAAAAGTGCGTTTCGTTTGTGGTGCCACAGAATACACACTGCCGCGGGTGTTCGGCTGCGCGTCGATCGTAGGCCGCGCGGTATATATCTACGCGCTTGGATAAATAGGCCTTGACGCTTTCGACGTCGCTACGCTTGATACTGGAAAGTTCGCCTAACTCTATGATCCAGGACCGGCGTAACTGGTCCATGCCTTCTTTGCCTTCGGTGGTCGTAATGCTATCGTTAAACCATTTGCCGCCCATTATCGACAGCAGCGTGGATTTACCTACGCCTTCCGGCCCGGTCATAATTAGGCACTGATCGTATTTAATGCCGGGCTGGTAGATACGGCCCACAGCGGCTATAAAGTGCTTGCGGGTCATTATTCTATTAATTTCCGTGTCGGCGGCTCCGATATAGTCGATAATTAGGCGCTCCAGCCTGGGCGTGCCGTCCCAGGTTAGGCCGTCCAGGTAGTCGCGGACGGGGTGGTAGCTATGCCGGGTTAATACAGCTGTCATCGCGTCGGCTATCTTTTCCTTTCCGGTAATATCGTAGTTCTTTTCCAGCCAGACGCGCAGGTTAGCGTCGTCGCGGTCGGTCCAGGCGCTTGCCTTCGGGTTCCACGGAAGGCCGCCGCGCACTGCGTCGAAGCCGCTAAACTGGTCGTGGCAGATCCGGCCAGCCAGGGCGGGGTCATTCTCCAGGATTAGTATAATATTCGATATGTTGCTAATTAGTTTTCCGCTTTTGGTGTACTCTAAATCGGCTTTCCATTCGTCGCTATATTCTTCCGGTAGTTCCACTTCGCCGAAGTCGTCGTCGGCTGATTGCTGGCGCTCCCTGGCCATTAGCAGTTTTACGTTTCGGTCCTGGCTGATAAATTCCTGCATCGCCTGGTAGCTGGGCTTCCTGGTTACGTCTTGGGCGCGGGTGTCTTCGTCCTTGACGCCGAAAAGGTGGATACGGCAAAGGTCGAAGGCGTTGCACAGCTGGCGCCCGGCGGGGTCGGTTTCGTGGTGGCTGTAGGCGTACTTTCCTTCATAGCATACCAGGCCCCCGGCCACGCTACCCAGTTTATAGGTATAGCGGCCGGGCGTGCCGGTAGGTTCGTAGGCGTCGGCCAGGAAGCGCGTAATAACGTCTTCGATCGTATAGGCACGGCAGAAGGCGCCGATAAGTCCGGGCTTCTCGGTAGGATCGCCGGCCTTCTTGATTTCGTGCGCCACTACGTCGCCTTCGCGGCTGCTCATAGGCCAGCTGCTAACGTCGAAGGGGTCCACGTATTGCGCCAGGATCTTATCGACGTCGCACGCCGGGCCGTCCTGGTATTCAAAAACGTATTCGGCGTCTTTGCTGGTACTGGGCCAGTAGAAAAGGCGTGGCAGTTCGTAGGTGGTGTCGTCGAAAAGATCTATACCCAGTTCCGCGGCGATCTTTCGGCAAAGCGGCTCATATTCGGCGGGCTTAACCTGGCGCGATAGTGGAAATACCAGCCTGTAGCGCGGGTGCTCCTTACTATGTTTGTGCGTGCTGTAAAGCATAGCCGCAAAGCCGAAGGCCATAGTAAAGTCTTCCCAAACGTCCAGGGTGCCGTAGTCTATATCCAGCGTGGCCACGCTACGGTAGAGCACGTTAGTATTTTTGCGTATGCCGCCCGATAGGTAGCCACCGACAAAGCCGCCGACGTCCTTAACGTTGCTTTGTTCCTCTCTGGTCATGCGGGCGTATTCCGCCGCGGTTTCGTCGGTGCGCCTGGTTTCCTTGCAGCGGTCCAGAAGTTCGGACCATTGCCAGTGCTTATTCCGCCACTTCTTCGACGTGCGGCTGTGTCCCGTGGCCAGGTCCACTAAAAAATCATGCTTTAATTTCATCGCACGCGGTTTTTACTAATTCTTGAAAATACGGCTTATCCTCCGGGCGTATGCGCATAGTTAGAAGGCGCTTTTTATCCTTGACGGTTCGCACGGTGGCATCGTAGGGGCGTTCTTCATCGTCCAGGGCTTCGTAGATCTTGCGAAGCTGCGGCCCTGTCAGCGTCCGGCTAAGCGTTTCTTTTAGTTTTTCCATGCTTACTTACTCCTTTCCCGTAGTCGATTTCGGGGCCGTCGGCGTCTTCGTCGGATACGTGATCTATGCACGCGGGCTGGTTGTATTCTACCTTGTTGTCTGTTAGTCGGCATTCGCCACCTAAGTAAGTTTGTACGTACAGAAGACAGCCGCCGCAAATTTTATCTTCTTGCATTGTTATTTTAATTGGTAGTTATCCGCCTGCCGGCGGCCCCCAGCCTTTAAGGGCTGGGGGTTTTTAATATCAAAATGCGGCCACCGCGCGCAGGGCGTACCCGTAGCACTTGTCGTAGTTCCACGTGAGGCCACTGGCAAAGTTCACGCCCCAGGCGTAGGTCTCGTTGCACTCCGTGCTGCTCCAGTAGCCCTTATCGCCTAACGGCTGGCCGCCGACGTATGCCAGGGCGCCGCTAATGCTTTTGCGCAGTAGGTACATGATCACCACTACGCCCAGCGCCGGGATCGCTTCGCCTTCGTTGAGGTAGTCGGCCAGCTTCGGGTTATCGCGCAGCAGGCGTTCGGTATTGCCGGTGCTGTCGAAGTCGTAGATAGCTTCGCACTCTGTTTTATAGAAGTCTTCGCGCTTGGCGGCTTCCTTATCCTCCGGAAGCAGGGGTATTTCGGTTTCGGTCAGTGCCACGCCGAAGTGGTGGCCCTGGAAGACTACGCCGACGTACTTAACGCCTTCTTTGGCGTTGGATCCGGTAAACAGTTCGGCGCGCCCGTTGTCATAGACTACGTAGATACCGTCCTGCGGTTCCGTTGCGATCGGCTGGGCCGCCGGGGTATCCTGGCCGTATTCCAGGGCCAGCAGTATTTCGGCGTACTGCTTAATTTTGCGCAGATCTTCGGCGCCGCCCTTATCGCGGAAGCGGGTAGCCAGTTTTACGATATTGCCCTGGGCGAAGTCCAGACGGTTAGCCTGGATATATTCTACAGGCTGGATAGGGTATTTAGCGTAGTGATCGCCGCCTACCTGGGTGCTTAATACGTTCGGTTTTTTCATTGTTTGCTAAATTTTATTGGTTTTGCGTTGAAGTTGTAGGCCTTTTTGTGTCCGCCAGCCTTGACTATCTGCACGTCGGTTACACGCATTGTTATTCGTTCGCCGGTCTTGGCTACTGCTACCAGGTCCCTGCCGATTAGGGTAGGTTTTTCGTAGCGGTTAAACCACTTTTTTACCAGGCGCCACGCCACCTTTTTACGGGGCAATACCTGGGCCGGACGTGTCAGCGGGTTAAACAGTCGGTGAAGTTTCCGCGCTTCCTTCTTATCCATTGTGAAGCCGCAGCTATAGGATAGCTTCCTGGGTGGCGCGGGCGGTGTTGATTTAATTATTTCTGGTAACATGATATTAAAAGATTACGATCATCGACGGGAAGGGCGCGGCGTTCTTTGCGTTGCCAAACTTTAGCCTTCCTTTGATAAATCTGATTTCACGTGCTTTGCGGTAGATAAATTCGTGGAAGTATCGCGTATCTGTTCTGGCCGGGATTAACATTACCACAGTAGTACCGGGCTTCTTGCTTTCGTTGTAGCACTTCTTTACCCAGTCGTAGATCTGTCGGCCATAGGGCGGGTTACAGAAGACTGTTGCCCCCCCCAGCATTGCGTTAGGCCGTCGATTTCCGGTGTAAAATACTTTTCGCATTTTGCATTCTCCGGAAGGGCGCAGGGGTCCAGGTTAAAACTAAATTCTTTGTTTAGTTCGTCGAAAAGATCCTGCGGCGTGGCCCAGACGTCGGTAGCGCTGGAAAATAGTACGCTGTTCATTTTCCGTTAAGTAGGTGCAGATTTCGGCGCGTTCTGTCGGCGTTGGTCTGCTGGTCGCTTTCGATGTTTGCCTGTTCGCCTTCCTCGCTTAGCAGTTCTTCTACTTGCACCGTGCCGAAGTAGCCGTGCATAAAGCAAAGGAATTTTGTGCCGTTGCTAAGTTCTACGATATAGGCGGTATCGCGGTCGGTGCTTAGGCCCTTTTCACAGGTGCTACAGCATACGGTATAATTCGGGTTGAACTCTATTACGCCATTTTTGGCGGTCCGGGTTCTTTCGCCGTAGCGGCGTATAGCCGTGTAGCGGAATTTCAAAAACTTTTTCGGTTGCATATCTTAATCTTTGAGGTAGTAAGGTGTCGTATAGCCAGCGCCTTTCAGCGGCAGGTCGTGGCACCATTCGATCGGTTTACTAAATAGGGCTTCGACGTCGGCTAACGTCTGGCCGGGTTCGGCTTCTACCACGATTTCGTCGTGAATATGAAAAACTATGTTTAGCCCGGCCCGGTGGGCGCGAAGGATTACTATACCCAGAATATCGCGGGCTATTGACTGCACTATATTTTCGGTCAGCTTGCCGCCGTAGGTCCGGATCGCGTTCCACTTCTTCGTCGTCTGGTTCAGTCCTTCGTACTCGATTACTTCGTGATCGCCCCGCCAGCCGTCGGCGTATTCCGTGCCGATCACGGCGCGCGGGTAGTAGATTGTACGGCCAGAAGGTAACGTAATAGTCAGTCCGCCCCAGCGGCGGCCTACCACGATACCACGGTTAATAGTCAGCGTTTCGCCGTCCCGGATCGCGCGTATAGCGGCCTTCTCTACGGTAGTCCACAGCTTTACGATATGCGGGTTAGCACTGCGCCAGCGGTTCGTAATATCTTTTTCTTCGTGCTCGGTCAGTCCCATACGGCTGCCGCCCATTGCTTCCAGGGCCTTAACGCCGCCGCCGTAACCCAGAGCCAGTACGGCGATTTTACCTTTTTGGCGCAGGCCGGCATTTTGTCCGTGCTTCTCGACGGGTACGCCAAACATTTGCGACGCCGTAGCGCAGTAAATATCGCCGCCCCCGCGAAATACGTCTAATACCCAGTTTTCGCCCGCCAGCCACGCGATAACGCGCGCTTCGATTGCGCTAAAGTCGCATACGTGGAAGGTGCACCCAGGCTTAGCCACGAAGGCTGTACGGATTAGTTCGCTGAGTACCTGGGTAGGGTTCTGGTAGTTTAATTCCAGGTCGTCCAGATCGCCGGCCTTAACCAGCTGGCGCGCGTAGTCCAGGTCTTCTAAATGATTTTGCGGTAGGTTCTGCACCTGTACCAGTCGGCCAGCCCAGCGTCCGGTCCTGGCGGCGCCGCAAAATTGTAAAAGGCCGTGTATCCTTCCGTCGTCGCATACGCAGGCCTGCATAGCGTTGTACTTCTTGTTGCTGGTCTTACCCATTTCGCGCCGGATTGCCAGCACTCGTTTAGCCTTCGGCCAGTAGGTTAGCTGGTCTTCTATATCGTCCAGGCTCTTTTTGTTGAGGCTGGCGAAGGCTACGCCGGTGGCCTTGCGCAAATATTCTTTGATCTGCGCGGGGCTGTTAGGGTTTTCCATGCCGCTAAGCTGCTGGACTTCCTTCAGTAGTTCGGCCTTATATTCTTCGTCCATACGCGCGGCATTATCTACCAGCTGGCGGTCGATCATTACGCCGCGGTCGTTTATAAGTTGGTCCACGGTGTATAATTCTTCGTCCCAGTCGGCAGGCTCCATGCGCCGCACTTTGGCTAATAGTGCCTGCTCTACCTCTACGTCGCGTATGTTATACTTTTTGAAGGTATCCCAGCGGTCCGGTGCATCGCTCGGAAGGTGGCGTATTATCGTGCCGTCCTTCTTCCTGGTCGGGCAGGAAAAGTAACGGATAAGCGCGGCGCCTTCCTTCATTTTACCGTCGGCCAGCTTCAATACTTCGCCGCACTGGCCCAGGGATAGCGGCAGGCCCATACGCGCGGCGCGTACCATAGTGCAGCGCCATTGCGCCGGGTCCAGTCGGTCGGTTAAATGAAAATATTTGCTTAGGCAGATACGTTCAAACGCGGCATTCCAGGCCGTCTTAACTACGGCAGGATCTAATAGCGCGTTGGCGATCTCGTCAGGCAGTGTTTCGCCCAGGGCGAAGTCCACGCACACTACCGGGCCGCCGTCGATACTATAAGCAAAAAGCAGTATAGTAAAGTCCGGGGCTTCGACGTAGCGATATACGCCGCAGGTAGGCAGATCCGCGCTGCTGTAGGTTTCTATATCTATGCCTAATTCCTTCATCGTATTTCGTTGAAGCGAAGTTTAAGGTTTATTACGGCGCGCAGCTTGTCGGCGTTTACCATTGTGGCCATAGTCGTTACGCCGCTAATACGGTCGATCACGAAGGCCAGGATACCGGAAGCCAGGATAACGTCTATACTGCGGGAAGGATCCGCGCCGGGGCCGGCGCTTTCCATAGCGCTGTAAAACCAGGTGGCCGCGGTTATTACCAGGTCGGCCAGTTCGTCGTAGTCGGTATTATGCAGGTTAGCTTCGTAATATTCTTTGAAGGCGGCAAAGGCGCTGTTAGCCATTGTTTGGGTTTCGGCGATTACGTGCACGTCTTTAAGCAGTCGGCCTTCGTCAGTAGCTTTCCAGTATTCGGTCTGCTCTTTAGCGGCGGCAGCCATACAGCCAGCGGCGCTAACGTCCTGGCCGCGGCGTTTGGCGGTTTCGTAGGCGCGTTCTGCTATTTCGGTAAGTAGTCTATACATGATTTTAGAATTTTGGCGGCCCGCTACAGATAGCCCATAACGGGCCGCCGGTTGGTTGAGGTTTACAGGTCTTCGTCGTCTTCCATGTCGATTTCGGCAAAGTCGCTTTCGGCGCTGCTGCGCCCGCCCAGGCGGGTGTCGTCCTTGTACTTCATCACGTTGTTAAGGCCGACGGCTACGCCGCGATTTCCGCTAACGTCGTAGGGAAAGAAGGTAACGGATACTACGGCCCACATACCGCTATATACGTCTTCTTCGTCCACGATCGGCGCTTTGTCGCGTCCGATCACGCCGGGGCGGGTTGTTGCTTTGGCATTGACGAAGTAGTTACCGGCGTATACTTCGTCGTCCTCCTTATCCGCGTCGCCGTCGCGCAGGGGCAGGTCCAGTTTTTTGGGTTCCTTGCCGCCCCATTTCGATACCATGCCGGTACGCTTGGCGGCTTCGATCGCGTCTTGCAGGGCCTTAACGGTCTGCTTCTCCTTCTTCGGGATTAGTACGTTAGTCATGTACTTGCCGTTGTCGGGGTCGCCGTCGGGCGAATACTTGGCAAATAGGTGGGTGTACGACAGGCGGCAGGGGCCAAATACCACGGTGCGGCCTTCATTTTTTACGATTGGTGTTATCATCGCTTTTTAGTTTTACTACTCCTGGAATACGCCAGGCCGTTGTTAGTCTTCTTCGTCTTCGTAATAATTCTTTGTAGTGTTACCCGGTCTAAAACCGTGGATAGCTACGCCCAGCAGGACGGCTATATATAAGGCCCAGAAGGGGTGCTGCATTACAGCGTTAAACAGGTCCCAGATCATAGCTGTACGTCTTTAAAGTCGTCCGCTACTGGGTCGATAGCTTGGCGCTTATCGCTTTCCGGTGCCAGTGTCGGTTTGCCCGCGGGCTTTTCGATATAGGCGCCTACCAGGGCGGCAAATTGTTTCTTTCCTATTAGCTTTTCCAGGTCGGTAATAGTCCGTAGTTCGGTCGGCTTGTAGATCTCGGCAGGGGCGTAGCCTGCGCCGTTGAGGGCCGCGGCGGCTGCTTCCTGGTTTACGATCTTCCGGACGCTTCGGCCTTCTACGATTTTCCAGCCTGGAAGTTTTACGCCGCTTAGTGCCTGCTGTAGCGCGTAGTCCTCTACAGTGCTTAACCAGGTCTTGACTATTGGCAGGATCGGCAGTACGTCGGCGGCCAGTTCTTCGGGGCTAAGCAGTTTAGGATCCTGGCCCTTCACGGCGTCAGTGCAAAGGCCAGCCAGGACGCGGCAGCTGTTTTTTACTTTGCAGAATTGGCACCACGCGCCAGGCTTCTGCGGGCCTTCGCCCTTGTAGGCTTCCTTCGCCTTCGGTGTCAGTACGTCGGACGCCCAGGTTAAAAGGTCCTGCGTAGCTAATTCGTATTCGCTCAGATTGTCGATACGCGGCTGTACGATTGTCATGCGCACGCGGCTAATATTGTAGTCAAAAGCGAATTTTTCATAAGCGCCCAGGCCGTAGATCATCATTTGCGGATTTTCCAGGGCGGATACTTTTACGCCCTTGCCGTACTTAAAGTCGATCACTTCCATAGTGCCGTCGGCGATTATGATAGCGTCGGCAGTGCCGAAGGCGTCGGGTATATACTGGCCGAAGTCCAGGCGCGTTTCGATAAGCAGCTGCGCGTCCGGTGTTTTGGCGCGCGCGGCGTTGTATTTCTCCAGTACGATAGCGGCATAGGTGTCGGTATATTCGTCCATTTCGCCGGTATGATACGTTTCGTAGTATCCGGCTATTTCCTTTTCTTCGCCTTCGACGTTGAGGCCTAAAAAGGTCTTTAGCTTTTTGGCACAGTAGGCGTGCGCCAGCGTGCCTTCTTCTGCGAAGCTGCTACCCGTGTCTTCCACGTTAGCTTCCAGGCGCGGCGCCGCGGTACAGTTTAACCAGCGGTGCGCGGCAGACGGGCTTAGTAGTGCGTGTGCTCCCATGATTAGAAGGGTACGGGCGTAACCAGTTCGCCGTCTTTAATTATTAATTCGTCCACTTCGGCAATAAAAGCCGCACGGCTGGCGTGATCCGGTAGGGCGCTGGGCTTGTCGGCTCCGTGTAAAGCGGCGATCGCCTTAAACTGGCCCGTTAATACGCGGTGCCACTTCTTGTAACCTTCGCCGTTGGTGTCCTCCTTGTAGTTCTCGCCTTCGATACGTCGGCGGGTGCGATCCATAGCGGCGCGCACGTCCACTTCGGTAAATTCCTTTTGGGGTTCCGGGGCGGCTGGCTGTGTTTCCTCGACGGGCGTGGGCTGTGCCGGTTCCGGCTCCTGGGTTGTTACTTCGGCCTGGGTCTGCTCTATAGGCGCGGGCGGGGCCGGTGTCGTTTCGATTGGCGCCTGTGCTGTTATAGCTACGGGCGCGGGTGCACTCTTGGCGAAGGCGGACAGCAGCCCGAAAAGGGCGTCTGTAATGCTGATCTGCACGTGCACGTTAATGTTAAACTCTTTCATATTTAAAACTCCTTAGAAAATTGAGTAAGTTCCGGGATAGTGCCGCGCTTCTCCCAGTGGCGCATAAGCACGTTACACAGGTAAAAGCCGCCCAGGCCTACGGCCTTAGTCGATACTAATACCCACGTCCAGGTCAGAAGGGGCAGGCTGTCTTCGGGCACGCTAAAAGTGCCGATAAATGCTACAGCGGCTATGATAAGCAGCAGCCAGTAGCGGTAGTTTGTAATTATTTTTTTCATCTTATTGGGTGTTCGGGTAGAAGGTTACTACCAGGCGCCCGGCCTGGCCTTTGAACTGTGGCACGTCGTTACGGCTCTTTAGGGCCTTCCGGCTGTAGTGTTCTGCGTGAAGGTCGCCCACGATTTCGCAAAAGCGGGTAAAGCCTACTACGATACGTTTGCGTTCCTTCGGGAAGGTTAAGCGTATTAGGTAGTCGCGGTTTATATTTTTCCGCAGGTCTTCTAAATCGGCTATAGTGTGCTGCTTTGCCATATTGGTAAATTTTATAGGTAGGTAGCTTCCCAGCATTTAATTATCTGCTGGCCTGTTGTAAACTTGGTGCGGCCTGCTTTCCGGACCTGGAAGCGAATACAGCCGCTTTCTTCCCAGCGCTTGATCGTGTGGCGCTCTACTCCCAGCCAGGTAGCGGCTTCTTTTTGGGTGTATCGCCCCGCAGGATCGCAGGCTGGTTTAGTTGATACCATTGCACGTTACCGTTAGCGTCAGTCCTTCGGCGCGGCAGGTAAAGGCACGGCCTTCTAACTTCTTCATCGCGTAGGCAGTGTTTTTCTGGCTATCCAGGTCGTAGCCGTTAGCGCACTGCACCGTAATTGTTTCGCCGGGCGCCATTGCTCTAAGACGCTCGCGGGTTACTTTTTCAGTCGTTTTCGGTTCCATTGTTAATTTTTTATTGGTTCGTTCGTTGGTAACTCGGAAAATTTTGCCTACCTTTGCAGCTGAAATGTTTGGCGTATCCGTTCCTGCCCCAAAGGCAGGCAACCTTTTCCGTGTCCGTTCGTTTGTTCGTTCGTTTGTTCGGGTGCAAAGTTAGACGATTTCGGGTAAACCACCAAATATTTTACCAAAAAAAATTACCCGTAAACGGGTAAAAATTTTAGTCGCTTATATAATCAACTGATTACCAGTAAAATAAAAATTCGTCTAAAATGGCAGTAGATAGCGAAAAAAGCGTGCGGGAAAGGATCGCGGCGCTTCAAAAGGAAAAAGGGTTTACCGAAAACAGGTTGGCCGAAGGCGATACGCCTACCCAAAAACGTCTAAACCGTCAGCTTAGCCACGGCGCTGCTATTACGCTGGATACCTTGCTGCGGATCCTTGATACATACCCGGATATTTCGGCAGAGTGGCTTTTACGGGGCTGTGGCGATATGTACGTGCAGCACGGCGGTGTTACCGGTGCCCAGAAGGTAACGGGCCACCACTCTACGGTAACGGGTAGTCAGTCTAACGGGCTTACCGAAGCCTTCGTGCGCGATCTCCTGGCCGAAAAGGATAAGCAGATACACACTTTATTAGCACTATTGGGAAAATGAAAATACTATACTGCCTTTTTGCGTTGCTCCTGCTGGCCGGGTGCGGTAAAGACGAAGACGCGCCCGCGATGCCGAAGCAGGGCCAGTACGTCGCCGAAGCTGGTAACGTAACGGCGGCTGTAAGCATAGGCGCCCAGGTAACTGTTACTGTCTATACCGATCGACGCTATACGTACCAGGATACGCGCACGGGCGGCCACCCTTCCGGAAGCTGGCCAGATTATACCTACGCCTTCGTCGATAATGGTAGCGGCGCCGAATTGATCCTGCGCTGCTCCTTCGCGGATCCGCAGAATTTTACGGCCACCTCTACCAGCGGAATATTACCCGCTACGCTTCATTTCCGGCATGATAGCCGGGTGCTGGACGCTAACGGGGACGGCATATTAGATTAGTAGCAAAATCGGCAAATTTTCAGCAAATCAAAAATACATAATATA